TCCTCTTCGAAAGCTCTGTCTGATGACTCAGTAGTATAAATTTCAGCTGACTGATTTTCATACTGTTTATATTCCAGGCCGAACAAGGCGTTCAAACCCGGCTCTAGTTCTTTAACTAGTTGATTACGTGATATAGCCATAGTTATTCCTCCTTATATCCCTGCTCTTTGAGTGTTTTGTCCGATCAAGATGTGTTCTCTGATTTGAACTCTAAGAGCAAAGCCCTCAGCAGCTGTATCAGAGTGATCTGGATCTCTTGAAACACCCATTATGAACAATTGTGCCTGCGTGTTAGCTGTTGTAGCCGAAATTTTTGATTTCGATACAAACAACGGCGTTGTTCCCGCCGCTAGCACTTGATCCGCACAGTGACCAACCTCATTTTGGTTGAACGCTGTATCAGCAGACATAACTTCAAACATCTGCATAGGATCGTCATTAATGAAAGCAACAATATCAGTAGCAGTGTTAGTTGCTGGTGAAAAGTTGCTAAACGTTGGTTTATTAGTTGTAGCGTCAGTGTAAAACACTCCGTTCAGTGTACCCAGATTATTTGTATCTGTGTTTCCTGAAGCAAGAACAACTCCATCCGCAGTTAATTGCACTAAACACGCGTGCGAAATTAATGCTGAAGAAGCTGCAACACTGTACTCAGAAAGTGCAGCGTTGTTGTAGTTCTGACCAACTTTTTTTATGGGTCTAAAACCAAACCCAGTAGTTGACGCATTAGCCATTTGTTGTTTCTCCTTATGTGACCTGTCCTTGCGGACCTCCAGTCACGGTTAATGTTCATCGCTGGTTTGATTAGTTAAAAATTCTAACTTTTCTTCCCACCGAAGGTCGTACGAGATTGTCTATCAATATCGATAGGCATTCCCTTATGCTGTTCCTTCATAAGATCGTTGTCGATTGCGGTCTGTTGATCTTGCGCTTGTTTTGCAAAATACTCTTGTCTTGACCTTGCGATCTCTTCCGGTACCCTAGTCAGCACTAGGCCTCCGTGCCCGATAACCCCTGCGTATTTGCCGTCGGCGATTGCTGGAAAGTCCCCTTGAGGATATTCGTCTGCCCTTACTAACTCATACCCGGACCTTAAGCGTCCTTGTATGTTTTTCGTGTCAACAAATCCTAAGACTTCTATCCTGACCCATCTGTGTCTGAATCCGTCTGGCGCGTTGGGCGTATCTAAGTACGATGGTGGAGACCAAACTTTTGGTTGCACTTTTGGTGCTACCGTTTTTGCTTGTGATTCAACTTTTGTTGTATCACTTTTAGTTTGACTCGCACGAGTTGGTTTATTGTTTTTCATATGCCTATACCTCCTTCGTGTTCATAAGTTGTTTCGCATACTCTTCTAGTGGCACACCTAATTTTTTCGCTATTGCGACTTGAGAAGATGTGAGTCTCACTTGTTTGCGACCAGTCTTTGTACTACGCGTTGCAGAGGCAACGTTCTGTGTAGGTTTACTAGTCTGTTTTTCTTCTACTGGTTTATCAAATTTATGGGGAAATTCAAGTCTTATTCTTTTATCAACTTCCTCATAATATTCGTCTGATTGAGGATCCATACCTTCTTCTTCGGTAAGTTTCCTATGTAGATCGAATGCTGTGTAAGTCATGGCATTATCTTTGCCAAACCACTCATTTCTTTCTGCCCAGGCTTCCGCTTTAGGATCCCTAGCAGGTTGTTGTGTCGGTTGTGCTGGTTGTGCTGGTTTTTCTTTAGCGGCAGTCTCTTGCATTTGATGCTGAGTCTTTAATTCTGCTAATTTACCTTGTTCATAACCTAATTGAGAGATAGCCGTTAGTGCTTCTACTTCAGCTTTAGAGTCTTCATTTTGTCTAGCTGCTGCAAGTTTTGCTTGCGCTGCTGCTAGAGACGACGAAATTCTGCCTTCCATTTCTGTGGCATAATTTTTATCTAAAGATGTTGCAGTAGCTTGATACTCATCTCTTTCTTGTTTTATACTTTGAGCATAACGTAAAGCTTCTTCTTTTTGTCTTTCAGCTTCACGCATCTTCTTAGTAAGTTTAGCTATTCGTTTCTTAACTCCTTCAGAATACTCTTCAACTGCTTTAATGTTGTCTGGTTGTTTATCACTCCCTGTTTCAGAAGTTTTCTTATCAACCTTTCCGCCCTCGTTCTTTTCATCTCGAACAACAGGCTGCTCATCTGATTTCTCAGATGTGTCACTGGGCTGATCATCGTACGTAACATTTGCTTCATCTTTTTTTACCTCATTTTCATATGTTTTATCTGCTTCTTTTTCTACTTCAGGCAGATCTACTCTTGCACCCGGGCCGGATGTATCTAAATCAACCATTGGTTCTTTAGATGTTTTTTCTTCTTTTTCTGGCATAGTTTTTCTCCTTGTCTATGTTAAAATTCGTGGAATATATCTTCAGGGTTTTCCACGGTCGCTAAAACTTCATCATCATTGAGAAGTCTTATCTCACCCCCATCTATTTTAATTCGTGATCCGGCATATCTTGCAAAGATAATCCAATCACCTTTCTTGCACCAGGGACCCTCTGGATATCTTTCTTTATCATAGCAGTGTGGGCCCATATCTAAAACTAAACCACAAGTTGATGCTACTTGTGATCGCTCTACTGTTTCGTCTGCTAATAAAATTCCACCTTTAGTTTTTTCTTTTTGTTTAAAAGGTAAAACTAAAATTCTCCAACCTGTTGGCTTGGGTAATTTTGATGATTCGTTAATTTCTGTTTTTTTGGTTGGTTTTACACCAACTAATGTTTTGTTTGGTAACTCAATCTTTGGTTTTTGAGTTGATGTTGATAACTGTTCCGTCTTTGTCATGTTGCTCCTTTTTATTTAGCAGGCTGGATATTTCCTGACTTAAATACTGATATGTTCGTATCTGTCCTAACATATACTGGTATTTCTCCATATTGTCAACACCACCAGAAGCCATGGTTGCCACCACATCATCATGTCTCATTTTGATAATTTTTCTTATTTTGTCTATAAAAGTTACATCATCCATTATTTCTTTTTCCTTTTCTTTATTATTTTGCTACCGTATTTTTTACTCCATTTTTTTGCAATGGTAGGCTTTTTTGCAAATAAATATTTACGTTGTTTTTCAGATCTAAAGGGCATTTCTTTCTCCTCTAAAATCTTTTAAAGTATTAAGTTTTTCTTGAGCATCTGCTATCTTTTGAAATAGTTTGTCTATTTCATCTAGATGTTGTGGATGCTCACCAATACCTACAGGATGTTCTAAGTATATTTTAATTGTAGCGTCTGCTTCTGATATAATTGCTTGATATCTATCTTCTAAAGCATCTAATAAAACATTTCTCATTTAACATTTCCATCTTCTACGTGCCTGTCTTAGTCTTGAATTTGGATTGGCCGCAGCTTTAGGAAATTGTTTCATTTGACCTGCACTTCTTGCGCAGTAAGATTTTCGCCTTTTAGCGGCAGCGGACCCTTTTTTAACTTTGCCAGTCACAGCTGTTTTTAACTTTGAGCCGGGATTTTTTCTTCGGTAGGCAGCAACACCAGCTCGTGTCATGCCTGCTCCAGACTTCGTAGGTCTGAAGTTCTTTTTGTTTCTAGCTGGCATATTGTCAGCTTTACGCATTATGCCTTCTTAGCAGTTTTAGCCGATCTTTTTAATGCTTTAGAACTTACAGTTCCCTTACCTGGTCTGCTTGTACCTGCTTTCTTTCTTTTGTTCATATAGTAGTAAAGTCCTTTTTTAACTCTTCTACCATCTTTAGTCGTGTGATAAGCGCTACCACCTTTTTTAAGTGTAGCTCTTCCACCTGCTTTGTAAGGATTGCCTGTAGCTTTAGCTATAGCCATTCCTCTTTTCTTTTCGTATGAAGTGATTTTTCCATCACCTGATCCAAAACGTTTGTTCATATGTTTTTCCTTTTAACTTTCATCTAAAACTAGTTTGCAATCTATGCAATACTTAACAGTTTTAGAAACTCGGTTCGCATGCTCGCAGATGTTTTTTACTTCAACTTTACATCTACAAAATCTACCAAAAAATTTTTCAATAATTTTTTTAATCATTATCTATTTATTTTGCCAGATTTTTTAGCTTTGCTTCCAAATCTTCCGTAAGACTCATCTCTAGATGCTTTTAATTGCTTCTTAGTTCTTTTCTTACGAATTCTCATTGCGATAGATTCATCTTTTCTATCTTTGTAACCTTGTTTCTTTTTCTTAACACGGCCACCTTTTTTCATCATAGCTCCACCTTCCATACCCATATCTGATGGATAGTAGCCAGATCTCATGTCTCTTCTAGCAGTGGACATAGATCCACCACCCATTTTACCAACACGTCCACCGACTTTAAATCTGAATCTTGCTGGTCTTACTCCATTTTGTCTCATATTATTTTCCTCCTTTAAATGCTCTTCCAAAACCACGTTTAGCACAACCGGCACCTTTAACTCTTCCGCCTTTTTTGTGACTAACTCTTCCACCATCTTTCGCAGCAAATTCATAATCTAAACCAAAATCTGGATTTCTGTATTTTTTTTGCATTCTTTTTAATGGTGGTTCTACCAAATTTCTTTGAACGTTAGCTGATGTTACTGGTAAGTCACTAGGTATAACGGCACCTTTACCACCTCTCATAATCGCATCAGGATAAACGCTTGATGCATTATTTACAACATTTGCGGCAATTCTTGATTTTGCACTAGAGCTCTCTCCGCCTCTTCCACTATCAACATTAATGTTTGACATTTCTGTGCCTTTACCTCTGTTAGCTAAATTTATCCTTTTTCTCC